TATAAATAAAGCATTATACATTTAATTAACCAGTTTTAATTTTGATTTGTGATATATCATCTGGCAGACCGGACAACGTTGATTGCAATTGGCCAAGAGTTCGGTTAATGGCATTAAGACTTTTATTTAATTTTTTCATATCCATTTTACCACCGCTTGATTTTGGCTTACCTGGATCCGAAGAATCAGAAGTTGTTCCCTCTGTTCCTTCTTCTTCTCCACCTCCCATAAAGAAGTCATTAAATGCATCTGCCATTTTATCAATACCACTTCCAACATCTTGCATAAAGTTTTTCTCCATTGCTCCACTTGACATTGAGAACTGATGCATCATCATTCCTAAACCTTCCATTTTTTCAATATCTAATTTAGAAATGTTTTTAGCAATTTCTCCCATATCCTTGGCAGCCTTTTCTAAACCTTTACCGGTTCCATGCTTAGCCATATCATTCCAGAACTTATGAACTGGGTTAAGAGCTGATAACCAAGATGGCTTTTTAGCCGCATTGGCAAATGTTAAAGTAGTAGAATTAAATAAATCATTAATGGCATTTGCAATAGCCTGAGGATTCTTAAGATCCGCATATGCTTTAACTCCTTCGGCTATACCTTTAAGAGCAGCATCTGCTCCTTGTACAGTTTTAATACCTTTTTGTACATATCCTTCACCGTGCCATTGTAAACCTGGTAATTCTTGGAATGCAGCAGTACTACCACCTATTGCAGCAAAATTAGTACTTACGAATGTTAATACTTGACCTACGATTCTTCCAAGATGATCAAAGTTAACTTCCCCTGTGACCATGTCGGCAAAAATCTTTAATCCTTCAGCAATTCCGGTTAATTCCTTTCCAACTCCTTTTACTGCCTTAACACCTTTTTCAATATAATCACCACCACTCCAGAATAAATTAGCCCAGAATCCTTCAGGTCTTGCGCCTTCATTCATTCTACCAATAGCCGCGAATGCAGATCCAATAAATGTTATTGATTGACCTACCGCATAAGCTAATTTTCCATCAGCAGAGAAATCTAAATCTTTATCACCGTAAACCAAATCACTGAATGCTTTAAGTCCTTTGGCGATAGCCGTTAATTCATCACCTGCACCAGATACTGCCTCCACACCTTTCTGAACTAAGTTTTCTGAATAACTAAACCAACCTCCCCATTCTCTTTCTACATTTTCTCCACCTATTGCAGCAAATGCTTTTCTAACGAATCCCATTGTTCTAATTACTGCATAAGCAAGAGTACCTTCTTCAGGATTGTCCGGATCACCAAATTTAACACCGTCAGTAATTAGTTTTTGGAATTCCATTAAACCTATAGCGATGTTCTTTAATTCTTCACCTGCACCTTTAACTGCTTGAATACCTTTTTGTACAATGTTTTCACTAAAGCCTAACCAACCCCAAAAACCTCTATCTCTTTCTTCACCTTCTCTACCAACAGCAGCAAATGCCTTTCTCACTGTACCAATCGCGTTAATTACAGAATAAGCAATAGTACCATCCACTGGGTTATCCGGATCACCAAAGTGAACTCCATCCTCTATCATCTTTTGGAATTCCATCAGTCCTAAGGCGATATTCTTTAATTCTTTACCTGCACCTTTAACTGCATCAATACCTTTGGCTACTATATTTTCTTTGAATCCTAACCAACCCCAGAAACCAGTGTCTTCTTCATCGCCTTCTCTACCTACAGCAGCAAATGCTTTTCTTACTGTACCAATCGCATTAATCACCGCGAATGCAAGTGTTCCCTCTTCTGGGTTATCAGGATCACCAAATTCAACTCCGTCCTCTATCATTTTCCAAAATTCAATAAGTCCTTTAGAAATTTGAGTTAATTCCTTTCCTGCGCCTTGTACTGCTTGAATACCTTTTTGTACAACATTTTCTTTGAAACCTAAGAATCCCCAAAAACCATTATCTGCTTCATCACCTTCTCTACCTACAGCGGCAAATGCTTTTCTTACTGTACCAACGGCGTTAATAACCGCCCATGCAACAGTACCTTCTTCAGGATTGTCCGGATCACCGAATTCAACCCCATCTTCTATCATTTTCCAAAATGCCTTTAACCCTTTAGTTATTTCAATTAAAGCATCCCCTGCATCCATCACAGAATCAATCCCTCTCTCAACAGCGTTTGGTGAGAATGTATTTCCAAAGACTGCTCCCATTAAACCCCCAGGGTTTTGTGGTTCTCCACCTGCTGCTGTAAATGCTGAAGATAGACCACCAAGTATGTTGGTTAATCTCATTGTATCTTCATCTTCCCAATCTACTGTCTTAAAGGCTTTAAGACCTAATGATAACGATGATAAGGACTTACCTATAGCAGCATAACCTAAAGCAGATTCTAATATAATTACAGAGTCCATTGCCCCGGTAAACATTCCACCTAATTTACCAAAGAACCCAGAATTTTCTTGACCTCCCATAAAGGCTCCTTTAAGTCCAGTTAATACTGTAGCTAACTGAGTAGAATCATCCTCGGACCAATCTACTCTTTTATATGCAATTAAACCTTCAGATAATGCCCAGAGTGCTCCACCTATAGCAGCAACAGCCACGGCACCTGCCCCAATAAATAGAGCACCTAAACCAATAACACCAAATTCTACAGCCAATCCTGCGACTATTCCTAATTGAACTCCTACATCACCCCAAGTCATACCTTTGGTTGATTCTGCAAATGGAACATAACCTAAAGAAAAGAGATACATTGCTAATCCCATTCCAGCAACAGCCAATGCACCTAATAAAATTTGTGACCATGCCATTCCGGCTAAACCGAAGATTAAAGCAAACCCTCCTACAATTACAGCCTGTTTTGCGATATCTTCCCAGCCTGGCATAGGATTCATAGCCATATTAAATAACATATATCCTAAACCGAATACTGCTAATCCTAATCCCATTCCTCCAACTACTCTACTACCGTCATTAATTGAATCAGCCATTTTACCAACTAACCACATAGCACCAGACATAACTATTAAAATAGCAGCCATACCTAATATAAGCATTGGGTTCATGGCGATAAACATAACAGCCAATCCATATAAGGCAATACCTATTGCGAATTTCTTAAGCCCATCTCCCATCTCTTGTACAGCTTCACTTCCCGCTGTAATAGATTCTTGGAACTTTCCAATCATATGCATTGTCAATGCAATAAGAGCTAAACCTGGAATGGCTAAGATTAGTAATGGGGTAGCAATTATCATTAAACCGGCAAATTTAAGAATAGACCAACCTAAGCCAACTAAATTTTTACCTAGATCGGACATCAATTGAACACCTTCTGCTGCTTGGTCTAAGAGTGGGCCTATGCCCTCAGTAAGTGCTGCAAGAGATTCTTTTATCTTTCCACCATCAGCTGCACTAGCATCTTTAGCTGCCTCACCAACTGCTCGAATAATATCTGCAATTTCTGCACCACCTGCCTCACCAACTACAACGGTTCTACTGCCGCGTTTGTTGCCGCCGGCAATAGTTTGTAAAAGTTTAGTTTGAAGTTCTAACTGATTAACAATCTTTTCAGAAATAGTTATCTGATCACAAACTTTTGCTGTTAGGATATCTAGCCTTTCTTCCACTCCACCGAAACCTTCGGCTAATTTGGCCATTGGGCTAAAAATTGCAGCTAAGCCTCCCTTTTTCATGTATTATCCTAATTTTGGCATGCGAAAAGATGGCGCTTTCATAGATGGTGGTTTGAACGATCCTGCGGAACGTGCTAAACTAGCCTGCTGTTTTGCCGACTTCTTTTGCATACTGTCTACATTATATTTATCGCCGTAATCTTTAGAATTTTTCTTCTCCGCCTCTTGACGTTCTTCTAAGATCTCATTGTAATAAAATAATGTATATTCGTACTCATAATAAGGCATAGAATCAATCTCAGATGGAGAAATATGAAGTTTCTCCATCATGAGAGTTCTAACCTTAAAGAAGTTCGTCAGAGATATCTGAAACAACGAAAAGAGACTTGATGCCGCCGGGAAATTCCAGGGGTGCTAGTACCTCAGTACCGCACCCCTCGCAGATTTGTTTAAGCTCAGGTTTGACCCCTACTTTCATGTTTTCTGCTAATCTAAAGATTAGCGCAAATTTCTTTGAATCCCAGCCTTGGAAAGATGTAATTGCCGAAAAGATATCCTTTTCACTCCAACCTCTCCATTCTCTTTGTAAATAAGGTAATAATTGTAAAGATGACTTATCCCAACTTTTACCTTCTTCTTCCTTTTTTCTAATGTAATCAGTAATGGCTCTCATAACACCAATTGTTGGAGGGGCCATAACAAGTTCACCGTATGATTTTGTAGCAACAGTAAAACATCTGTTTGTTGGGTCATAGTATTTAGCCACTAATTCTTTTTCTTCTTCAAAAGATAAATTTTCTGTCCTTAATTCAATTTTCGTATTATCGCATTGTTCACAGCCTGTTCCTTTATCTTTTCTATTTCTTTTTGCATTTAACATTAACCTTGCTTCGCCTTCCTTAAATGTTAATTCTCTAATCATGAGAATCATATATAATCTATCTTCTTCTAATAAATCTTTGAATGAACCTATATTTTTACCGTATTGTACTTTACAGCAATTCATTACGATTTGATTAAGTTTATCATCTACATCTAACATAGAAGCTTCATCAACGGTTGAAAAGTCTCTAATCTCTCCTACTCTTGCAGGTCTAATATGTAATTCAAAATCGGATCTGTAAAATCTTCCACCTGAAGGTAAGTAATCTAAATCTACCTTTGTGTATCCTACTAAAGACTGAAGTCTTTTGATTTCAGGATCATCAGGATCTGTTAAACCCATTCCTCTTTTAGGGTCTACTTTTCCTAAATTAGTAATTTTGCTTTCCTTAGTTTGTTCCGTGCTTGGAACATCCGTTGCTTCCGGGGTATCTAGCCCTTCAGCTTTTGCGAATTCCTTCTTAAGGTTTTCTTCATGTTGTTTTCTGTCGTCGCTCATAATTTAGTTTATTTAATATAAGGTTGAGATGTTTCTTCCACAATATGTTCTTTAATTAGATCTCTTACATATCTAGAAATTGATACAGGTTTAGTACCATCATGCATAGACTTACGAATAAGTATACTATTTAAGGATTCCTCATCCTGTGGAGTGATAAGGACCTGTAATTTTTTTGTGAGTCTTCTCCTTTGAGGTATACATTCTTCCATTGGTTCATTGTATCCATGAGAAGGGTTATCTGATTTGTATTTTTTTATCCAAAATTCTACAGAAGTTAAAACCTCTTCCAAATCAGCGTCTTCAAATTCTTTAATAACCTCACGTTCAAAAGATTCTATTCCAAAATCTTTAAGTGCTCTTTTAATATATTTACCAGAGCCAAGGTTATTTGGGTTGTCATTGTGAGAGTATCCCACATAAACTTTCCCATCTTTTATGTTTGTGACTTTATATACTACCATTTTAGATTATTTATTCTATATTATATATTAGTGTTAAGACAAAAAAATTGGGGACTAGCCCCAATTCTTTTTCCGATATGTTAATGAATTTATGTTTGTGGTGCGAAAGCCTGAGTTTTAGGAGATTTAGCAGCTACAGATTTTTTAACTATTTCCATCGCAGTCTCTTCGTTCAGGTTATCAACCACTTCTTTAAGGTACCCATTTGCCGTATGGCTATCATCGTCGTCAGCTTCATACATTGCGGCCATCTCTTTAATAAGACCTGCGCAATCTCCTGCTTCTAACATTTTGCCTTCTGCTAATTTCTTAGCAGCCATATCTGCGACCGCCGGAGCGACAGCAGCGGCAATAGCCGGGTTTTCGTTTAATTCAGCTTCGTTAATAAAGCTATTAAAATCCTTTATCATAATTCAAAATTTAATTAAGCTCCTACGTTTTCATCAACCCAGTGATCGCAACGATAAGTCATTGCTAATTCAACAGCATCTGCCGTATCATAGTTTAATTCATCTGCCCATGCAGGTTGTCCGGTTGGGAAACAGTCTTTAATTGTAACTTTTCTATAAATATCACCTGCTCGGTTATATTGTACAATTATCATACTTCCTACGTAGTCTTTTTTCAAAGTCATTTCACCAGTTAGTGGGTCGTAAATTAACTTATACCAGTTTCTCATCATATTATAGATGTAGTTTTCATTCGCTTCGTTTAAGTTCAATGTAAAGTTCATTGTAATATCAACGAAGGTCTGTGCTGGCATACCTGCGTAAGATCTATCAGCAAATTTATACTTTTGGTTGATAGCATCTACGGTTGGGTTTAAGTTATTTAACCCTCCAATGTTTCTAACATGTTCAAGAATCAAACCTGTATCATCACCGTTAGGTGTAAACACAGTCACCTCAAATAAGTTAGGCTGTACCGGCTCGTATCTTTGAGTACTCGCTCTTGCTTGTGTAAAATGTGGTAATGGCATAATTTATATCCTTTTTTTTATATATTCCTACTCTTCTTCTTATTCAAAATTTCCAGTGCTTATTGCCCCAGTTTTCAATATAGTAGTTCTTTGTACAAGAATTTCCATACCTCTAACAGGTTCGATATAAGTATCGAGGATACCGATGTTCGAATCAATTACTTCAGGAGTATTATTAGTTTCATCCATTACATTTTTGAAATCATATACACCGTCATCGTTTTGAACAGTCGATAAGAAGTTATCAGCTAAAGTTTTAATCTCTAACCTTGTCTGTGCAGTATTAAATTCGAATAAATAGTTTTTCAAAATTGCTTCTATTCCATCTTGGATGTAAATTACAACCTCTCTACAGTTAATTGAACTTAATGCAGATTTGATAGTCTGTTGTGCAGTTTTGTTTGCGAATATAGTAGGGCCTGTTCCGCTTTGGAATACAATCGGATTCAATCCGAATGGCTCTAAGTATTCTCTATCTTCTTTATCTAAGTTTAATTCTAAACCTACAACTCCGTTTCCACCTACAACTCCTCTTCGAACTCCAGCCACGATTGACCAAGGTAAAGCAGTTGCATATTTATCAATATAATTATTTGATACATAAGCCGCTGGAACAACATTAATGTTTCTTCCAAGATCTCTTACAGTTATATAAGGGAAATAGAAGCAACCCCAACTTGCACCTTGCGTTATAGAAGGTAATGAGTATCTAACAGTTGGATTCAAACTTAAGTCTCCACCTTCAGAAATAAATCTTGTAGAAAGAGATCCGGTAATATCCGTAAATTTAGGATCCGTACTGTCTTTGAAATCTTCAGCAGAAGGAGCATTCACAATTGCCAATGCATTCTTTCTATCTTTACATAAGCTGAAGTATATTGCTTTAGAACCTGATTCAATACCATTTCCAAATGTATCAACTACATATCGGAAATTGATAATATCTCTATCAGTTAAAGCTTTTCTTAAATTAGTACCACTTAAAGTATCATTTAAGATTTCGTTTTGTCTGTCGTTTGAACCATCAGGAACACTATACCCAGATCTTAATGAGAACCCATCTAAAGTAAATATATTAAAGTATGAGATCCAATCATCAACTGGATAATATAATTCTACTTGATCTACACCGCCTACCGATCTAATTTCAATTTCACTTTGACATTCAACTAATAATGCAGTTTGTCCAACCGGAACGGATGGATAGTCAGCTGTAGTTTGACCACCTTTAACAACATTTATTCTTGTTAATCTTGAGTGACCTGTTATAGTCCCAGAATCATGTACCAAATAGTTTCCTACTACTACATCAGTGTTTGGTGAAGCAATTAAGATTTGGTTTGGATATAATAAAGGTTCTGAAGTAGAATCTGCAATTATATCAATTGCTTGGTTTAATGATCCAGTTAAACATTGGAATACAATACAGTTTGCGGCAGCAGCCACACCTTCTGAACTCCAATAGAAATCAGCTCCTGTAGTAATACCTGGGAAATCTAAAGCAGTAGATAATGCAGTGAACCCAGAATCTTGGTAAGCAGTCGCTAATACCGAATCAAGGTTATATAGTGGATCTGATATTGCTCTAACACTACCTACACCAGCCGCTGTATGAATGAATCCGTATGATACAGCAGAAAATGCCATAAAGTTTGGAGTCGCAGTTGCAAATGCAGCACCATATTCAGCTTCATCTCCATTAGTTAAGTTTCCAAGTATATAATTATTATACATACTTGAACCTTTAATACTTACGATTTGGTTTGTTAATGCAGCACCATCGAAGAAATTAACATTTTGATCGATATCAGCAGAATTAACATATTCTAACGGTAATGCTAAATTAAAAGCAGCAGCCGAAGTTCCAACAGAAGAAAGTGTTACAATAATAGAAGCTCCTGTATCAATTATATTTGTTACAGGTACCATTTGATTTGTACCAGCATTCTCTTGGATATATGTTCCAACAACCGACCCTGCCACATTAGCAGCAAATGTACTAAAGATATCATATTCAGGACCAGGTCCTAAAACAGTTATTTCAATATCTCCAGAAGTAGTTGTAGTAATACTTCCAGCACCACCTACAGTCACTGACTGAGTTGAAGAGAATTCTTCACAAACAGTATAATCAGCATTAATTCCATCTTGGTAAGATAAGAAATTAACATCTGTTTGGTTTCCATTATTTTGGAACCACTCTATATTGTGTCCGATTAAATCAATACCACCTGGCATTCCGTCAAGTAATTGTTCATCGAAAAGTTTTTCATTAACAGTACAGAATGCACCTGTTGTAGCAGTATCTCTATTAACTAAGTTTTCAATGAATAGGTTATTTCCTAACTGATCTACAAAGTTTGGTAAAAGTGATGCAGTATATTGTGCAACTAAATCAACTTCATCTTCATTAAAGAATTCTTGTAATTTAGTATCAGTACCGTCTGCGTTAACAATCTTTCTTTGAATACCTTTAACTGAATCAAAGTAAGTTTGGAAAGTTGGATCTGCATCGAATCTTCCGTAAGGAGCAGCAGGAGCGCCTGTAAAATCTCCACCCCAATTTCCATCTATAATAAATACATCTACCATAAAGTCAGAAATTAAACTGTCTCCATTCAAATAATCAGGAACATTAGCAGCTCCGTACCATTCTTTAACTGTTACATTAAAACCATTTACATTTTCAGCAGCAGCTTTTCTGCAAATTACAGATATTGGCTTTTTACCGATATTAGTAAAGTCTAATAGGTTATTTGTGGTATTGCCTGAATATGTTTTTGACCATCCTACATTATTTAAGAATGAATCAGTATCAGGATACCAGAATTTATCTTGGTTATAGAACCCAGAGTAAGGAGCAGTTGCACCACTATTATTTTGTATTCCGAATGGAGTTGCAGCATTAGAGAATTTAATATATTCTACTACATCAACATTATCATCTAATCTTAAAAGATTAAGTGCTAAAATTGGTCCTCTTTCCAAAGCAGTTAAACAACTTCTATGGAAGTAAGAATCTTTCTTCTCTAAATTTCTGTCAATGTCTCCAAACACTTGCTTAAAAAATGCAGTGTCAGGAACAAAAACTGGCGTATTAACAGGTCCTTTTTTAGAAAAACCTATAACTAACCTAGTCTGTTCTGCAGGAATACTAACAACTTGACTTTTGTCAAATTCAAAACGGTAAGTACCTGAAGCCTTAAGGGTTGTAATTTTTGGATCTAGTGCCATCTTATATTATTTTTTTTAAGTTTTTTTATATATTCGCCAAGCCTAAGAAATTTATATGATCTCGTAGATATCATAATTAAGATGCCCACCTTTTGAATCCTGTTCTAAAATTTTCTCAATCTTCATTTTTACTCTCTCATCCATTACTTCAAACAGCTCTTCGACGAACTCCGAATAATCGGTTGTTGTTAGGAATTCAGAACTATTTATACAAGTCATAATTAAATCATCATTTCCTAATTGACCTGCATAACTTCCATTAGGTAATTTTCCAAAAGTTCCGGCTTCTTTGATAGTTGATTTATCCGTAAATTGAATTCTATTTTGAGCCACATATTTTTTGAAATTTTGACAAAAGATAGGTTTATTATCTTTCTTAACTTTAAGTCCAAACTTTCGCGTCTTAGCATCTATCCTATGTTTGAATTTAACAAGGGTCTCTTCATCAAAATTATTTCTTTGTGGAAAAACTGTTTCTAATCTTTTAAGTAATTCACCACCAAACATATTCCATTCTATAACCATTTTTATATTTTCCGAATAAAATAAATCAAATACCAAAGTATAAAGAACTTTAGCAAATTCTTCAATGGTATGTTCATTGCTTTTGAAGGTTCCTATTTGTTTAATTCTAAAGAAGTCCATAAAACTTCCAGGGTTTTTAATTTTATCAAAATCATTCTCTTCCATCAATTCTATTTCAAACATGTTAATGACAGAATAATCTCCACCATTACCTTCAGCTAAGTCAATTGAAAACATCCAATAGTGTTCTTCGGAATCAACCGTTTCTACATTAAAATCAGGATGCCATGTTAAACCTTCATAATCACAGTCCACATCTTCTAATTCAATTATGTCTCTAAAAATAAATTCTTTTTGTAAAGTAACTAATTTTTTAAGGCTATCCGGACTTAATAATAGACCAGAACTCGCGATAAATTGATTTCCATATTGTCTATTAAAAGCTTCTTCACTTCCTAAATTGGCCACTTCTTGCTTCATCCAAGCTTCATCTCTACCAGGTACATCCCACCAATCTACCCTAAAGGGAGTGTACTCACTTAACCCTCGATCAGCTGCATCATAAATATCATAAAATTTATTAAACCCATTAGGTGTACTTGTTATGATAACTTTAGAATTAGCCGAAGCTGATACTGTAGGATAAACATTTTCATAAAAGGTATTTACAAAATTTGCAGGTATATGAGCAAACTCATCCATGAATAATAAATGAATAGTAAAACCAATTGCTGCTTTCTTGGTAGTTGTTTGGCCAATTATTCTACAACCGTTATCAAACTTAGTATTAAAAACATCCCATTTATTAACCCCAGGTTTCAAAAAGAATGGAAGATTTTCTAAAATAGTTTTACCTTTATCAATAATTTCTCTGGTAGTTGCACCTTTATTAGAAAGAATTAAAGCATTCTTATCGAAATTAAATAAAACATACCAAGCAATAAAAATAGAAGAACATATTGTTTTTCCTACTTGTCTACTTGCTAAACATATATTAAATCTTTCAGCTTGAAATTGCCTTAACATTTTTTCTTGGTAAGGTCTAAGAGTAATTGTCTGAAGACCGTTATCGGTCATTACGGTACAATAATTATTAGCAAAATATACAATGTCAGTTGCACACTTTTTAATTTCTTGTATTTCCTCCTTAGTATAATCAAAAACAATGTTCCCTTTACGAAGATTAAAATTACCTTCATAAAAAGGAGTAGACTTAGGCTTATATCCCTCGTCTAATGCTATCATTAATTGTTCTACCTTTTTGGAATCCCAAGCAAATCTATTTTCACTTTTAGAAATTTGAAATTCAAAGCCGGCACTATCTGCAGGTGGTCTTGGCATAGTTTTTATTTAATTACCGCTAAAATGTTATTACGATGAATGGCCTCAACGTATTTTCCGTTCATTCTAATTTCAGTTCCTTTCCCGATAAGCTTAAGAATAGTATCTCCTACGGTAATATCATTATCAGATTCATCTACAGCTAAAACTTTAGCAATTCTATTGTGTTTATTTTGAGGGAGGTATATTCCTGAAGCAGTACGCTCTTGTACCATTTCCTCAATTAACACATAATTATTTTTCATTTTCATCTTCATCTATATCTTGTATTTCATCTTCTTCAATAGTATCCTGTAAAGCTCTCATTAAATCTTTTGTTCCTCGGGTACTTACCTTTTCATCTCCTTTATTAACACCTGTACTTTTACCGTGATAAACATCCAAATCACGAGAAATCTTTTTAACATTTTCTTCGACTGCTACCATATACATAGTTTGGCTTTTAATAATATCTAAAAGAGTTCTTTGTAAATCACTTAATACTTCAAACATTCTTGGTGCCACATCCCCTTCATTAATAGTGTCCATCAGTAAAGTTATAGCATGTTCACTATTTTCCATTTGCCTTATTAACATAGATAAAGCATATTCGTCTAAAGCTGCTTTGGCCTGAATATATTCCTGTTCTTGAATTATTTCTTCACTTAAATAAAACTTAAGCAAATTATTCATTACACCTTTAGCCTTGCTTTTAGCTCTCACTAATGCTTGGCTATTTGTCTCTTTACTTAAGTCCTTGACTGGAGTTAATTTAGGACCATCACTCAAACCCGGAACTTCATCCGGTAAATCATGTCCGATTAAGTCATCTAAAGTGGACCTAATCTTTTTCTTAGATTCTTCTTCCATAGATTGTTAGAATTTATATTATATATTCTATCTTGGATTTTGTACTCTCGGTAATCTTAATTGCGGAACCGCATTATCAACCAGTAATGTAAGGTGAGTATCATTCACTACATATTGGCTTAAAACCACATTCTGTTGTTCTTCTTCTATAGGTTTTGTAAAGATTCTTATATTAGTTAAATCAGTAGGTGAAGCATATAGTTTCCAAGAATGTCCATCAGGTACCGAAGTAGCCGGTAAAGTTTTAGTTTCAACGAAAGATAGTTGAAGCTTAGCTGTTAAATTAGGATCAATTAAACCGGTTTGTTCTATTGTCTCATAAACAAATAAACTAATCTGATCAAAGGAATTAGAAATGTTTATATTTATAGCATACCAAGTACCCTTATTCATACTCAATCCCTGAGATTTCAAATCATACTTGTAATAGGTTCCAGAGATCTCGATAATAAACCAATTAGGAGTATAAGAAAAGCTCACATACCTTTCTGTAGCACTCTCATATACAAGATACGTAGCATGTTTCTCTAACCTAACTCTCGGGGTTCCGGTTAATATATTATCTACAAAGTTATCATCTATAGTTATAGAATTGGTTCCTACTGCTATAATTTTTTGTATTCCGTTGTAAGAATTAGTTCCTTTAACTAAAACCCATTCTCCTATTTTGTAATCATGAGGAGTTCCTAATGTTAAACTAGCCTTTCCTCCTATATTATTGATAGCGGTAATTAAAACATTATCACCTAAAGGGTTATCGTATTTAGGTCTTACCCAATGAGTTATGGCTCTATCTTCAGTTTCTGTCCAACCGCCATCATAACGATAAGCAACAGTTTCATCTCCTATTGTCATAGAAGTTAAATCATAATGATATTTACCTATTACTGTCCATGCATTGTAAATCTTTTCTTCTTTAATAACCAATCTTTTATCTAAGATTCTTCTTACATAATCATTATATTGGCTTCCTATTGTATTATATTGATTAGGTTTCCTAACATCTCTAAATTCATTTTCAGCTTCTTCTCCAAATGCTTCTTCTACATTTGTTATTAAATCATCCTTATCTTCCTCGATATTTTTATCAGGATACATAACAGCAGTACGATCTTGGAATTGAGTTAGACTTACTCTCCAATAAGCATTGGTATACATAAAGTCATCAGGTTCGGCAACGGCATTAACCTCATACATTCTATTTAAGAATTGGTCGAAATATA